CAGGTTACGTTCGTAACTTGAATTTTTCGGAAAATGTACAGCGTGCGAATGTTCAGGGGCTAGGGTCTTTGACATTGCAAGAAGCTCCGGCAGTGGTTTACACGTGTCAATGGAGCGTTTCACAGTACTTTATTTCGTTTAATACTCCAATCATGCAGAAGATGCTGAAAAAATTTGGCAGTATTGCAGAAATAAAGAATAGCTTGGTACTTGGTGACATTGCGTTTGATATTACGATGTATGCTAAGACAGTGGCAAGTGAAGATGCGAATAGCAAGTTAGTTACTGAAGTAGACAACACCGGAAATACGATTGCCCGTTTGCAGGGATGTCTTGTAAACAGTCAGTCATTCCAACTCCAAGAGGGTGGAATTGCCGGAACGGATATTAACGGTATTTATCTTGAACCAATTAGTACAGCGGGATAATCCCCGCTGTCTTTAAATAAAAGACGATTATGGATGAAGTAAAAATTTCAATTAAAGGGCATGAGTACACAGTTGCTTTCCCTAATGTGGGTCAGTATTACAGAATTGAAGCGATGAAACAAAGTTTGTCACGTGGCTTTTACAATTCTATGGTAATGAGTCCCGCAAACAGTGCTCAACACGCACTTGACATGATAGACATTGAGGCTACTTTGGTGGTGTTGTGTCCGCAGTTGGTTGAGGATTTAAAGGTGAAAAATTTTGACGATTTGGACGTTCGGGATTACAAGTTAATTCGGGATGAGTACAACGGAAAAGTTTTACCGTTCTTTAAAGAAATCAATGACCTGTTAAGTGGGAAGTCAGAAATAAATAAGCAGCAATGAGGTCATGAACCGAGAGGAGTTGATACGTAGTGTCAACACTTGGAATATAAAATTCCCGATGGACAGGTGGTGGAGAAGTAAACATAATGTTGCATTCATGTCCCCTGTTCATCGGGAATGTTCTTTTATACATCAGCTTATGGAGTTTGAAGAGGACAAACTTTATATGCAGGCGATGTTACCTAAAGAAGAAGACAAATATATTCCAGGAATTGGCGATTTGTTTAAAACGCCATTGACACAGGAAGCATTTTTGGACGAAGCCCAAAGAGAAATTGATGAAATGTTAAAACTAGAGGAACAAAATGGCGGAGGATAAAAGAATACGGGTGTCGGCAGATACTACCCCGTTGCAAGAAGTGAGGCAGGCAGCCCGAGAACTTTGGGAAGACCTTGCACAAATGGAAACTAACTTTAAGCAAATTAATGATGGAGTATTGCAATCCATACAGAAACAGATTGATTTGCTTAAAGAGCGTAATAGCCTCTATACGGCTTTTAATCCACAAGAGCAAACAAATACCCAACAGGGGCAAAATAATCGCAATACAGGGCTTATAGACCCCTACACTGGACGACCATTGTTTGACAAGACAGAGGGGCAGGGGATTAGGAATGCCGATTTTGAAAAAGCACTTAACGTTTTAGATAAAATTTCAAGTGATGTCACTCGTATAGCCGAAACCTTAGAACAAGACCAACGAAATCAACAAAATGGTTTGGTTCCCGGAGAAGAATCACAGCCTGCACCACTTCCAAATCCAACAGGTGGAAATCCTTTGCAACCCCCGCAGCAACCAAATACTCCAACAGGTGGCAGGGGCGGAGGGTTTAGTTTGCCTACTAGCTTACAAGGGATGATGAGCCTGTTGCCTTATGGTGCTGCACTTTTTGGAATTGGACAGATGATAGGGCAACAATTTCAGTTCCAAGCAATGCAGTATGGAGCGCAAAACGAATTTCAGCGTAGAAATAACGTGGGTAAGAACCCATTGTTAAATATGCTGTCTTTTGGTATAACAGGCGCAAAGGCTGATGAGGCAGAAGTCGGACGTTTGGCAGCAGAACAGAATGATAAGGTTTTAAAGGATTATTCTGCATTATTTGGAGTTTCCTATAATGAAAGTTTGCGTCGGCAGATAACAGGCAGTTTTGGTGGAAATTATAATAATTTGTTTGACCAAACAATTGGAGCACCTAAATCTAGGTCGGATAGTTATATCCGAGTTTCAGAGGGCGGTGATACTAGCCGTGTAGTAACGGGGGATAAAACTCGTGCAGAAGAAGCAAATAAAGCGGCTGGAATTTCAAAAGAGGAATTTCAGAATTGGGCTTCAACCGTTTTAGGACTGAATATAACAGAATTTACTGAAAAAATCACAAGTTTATCCCGTGCAGGGGCAAAAGGTAGCAATACAACTGATGATGATTTAAAACAGTTATTGTTAGCCCAAAGACTTCGGGGGATTACTGATGAACAGGCTGAAGACGTGTTACGCACTACTCGTTTTAGACGAAACGAACAAGGTTTAACGAGTGCAGGAGTGATTAGTGCTTTTGATGCTAATTTGTCTGAAAGGTTTGCAGGGCGTGCAGATGCCAATCAATTAATCGCTTCAACTCTTGGTGAATATTTAGGACAATTTAACCAAATTGCTGACCGTGTACTTGACCGTGTGGGTTCAGTAAACACTACTAATATTGTGCGTTCCATGACGAGCATACAGAACGCCACAGGAATGGAAGGGAAGCAATTAGAAAGGGTACAGAATGCGTTAATGGGAAATGATATATCACAGGATGATACCACACAGGCTCTTCTTTTGCGTACCGCTCGCCAATTAAATCCTGAAGGCAATTTGTCAGATTTGCAAGCAATGATTGAGGATATGCCTAATGACCCCACAGGGCAGCTTCAAAAAGCCTTTTTTGGACAAATTAGACAGATGACAGGGGGTGGAGAACAAATGCGTCATATATTAAAAGCAATTTTTCCACAGTTATCCATGACAGATATTATTGACGCAGATTTAGGTAAGATAACTGAAGATGAACTGTTTGGCAAAGGAAGAACACAAGGGGCACAATATAGTGATAGAAGTGCCGCAAGAATGGTCGGGGACGCTGAACGTTCAACGGCTGGAACCATGAATAGAAAGATTTTTGAGGGGTACGAAAATGTTATGGGGGCTGACCAACTAAAAGCGGTTTTGGAAAGTATTGAAAAGCCGATACCCGTTTTCATGACATTTGAGGGGGCTCATTCAATTATGGAATCCATACGCAGCTTTACTGAAATATTAAGTGATACTCCGAAAGCGTTGAGCCGAGTATTGAAAAACTTAACAATAGAAGAATAATATGGCAGACGATAATAAAAACAAAATGCCCGTTACGAAGTATGAGTTTACAAGTATTAACGGGCAAACAGTTAAAGAAGCTCCTATTAATGAATTTTGGGAAGACCTTGTGCGTTTGGAGTTGTTGGACAAGGATTTTGAGGGTCCGGATTGGTTGGCTTTAGAAGTAGACGGGTTGACAAATGCCGCCCGAATTTGGGAAACTTATACGCCTGAAGAAAAGAAGAAAGAGGAGGGTGGCGAAACCAACCCTCCGTTCATTAAATACGGCACAATTGTCTATTTATGGAACAAAGATATTGTCGCTGAAATGCAAAAAATTATAGGCTCAGAAATATTTATGGAACAAAAGGATTTTAATGCCTTTTATACTGAAAATATGGAGCTTATTGTTTCTGACCCAGATTACACACCCTTTACCGACTTAACAGATACTAATAGTAGTAAAGCACAAAATAAGCGTGAGCGCAATAATATCGGACATCTTTTTAAGTTTAAATCCTTGGAAATAAAAGTTTGGATTTATGTACGAGCGTTAAATAAGATTATGGATGTTAGTGCATGGGTTCAAAGTTGTACCACTAACAAAGATAAGGGGGTAGGCACTTTTTCATTGGATTTGTTGCCGACTGCCGATTTGACCCCGTTGTCTTATGGCGATGAAATTATAGAACAGTTTAATGTCATTAATTCCCAATATTCATTGACAAGAGATTGGTTTACTACCTACGTTCAGAATAACGACCTTGTGTTTATAAGGTTTGAAAGGTTACGAATGGAAGAAGATGTGGATAAGAGTTTAGGCGGGGAACGAAATGCAGAAGTGCAACCATCAAGCCTGAATAGCGATGTTATTTGGGATATGATGGCGTTGGTGGATACTGTTAGCTTGACAGTTAGTTCACTTTCTAACGATTACACTGTGAATATACAGGGTCGTGATTATACTAAGCTATTGGTAGAGGATGGTAGTTATTTCATTCCATTAAAATTTGTTGAGGGTAGTCCTGACAAGTGGTTTTATGGTGGTGACCCTGAGAGTGAGTGGTTTAAACGCAATATGATTACAGGCGCATACGATTATTACTTTGCGTATTCTTTTCAGAAAATAAAACAGGTGCTTTGGTTTGTTATTAATCAGTTGTCCAATATTGGGATAGTGGATAATTCTTTATTTGCCTCATGCGCAAAGGTAACGAAAAAATACGCTGTTGAAACAGGCGATGATAAATATAAGGGAATGGAAGCCGATGTGAATGGTATATGGCAGATGATAGAGTTATTCGTTGATGACAATTTGAATGACAGGCGTATTGTTGACCGTTCCCTAGTGAACCCAGAGGGAACACTGTTGGACTTTTTTAATAAGGTTTGTCAAGACCCCTTTGTAGAATTTTGGGGAGATACGTGGGGTAATGGATACCAATTTTTGGTTAGACAACCACCATTTACCGCTCAAGCAATAGAAAGCATTATCAGTCAGGATAAGTATTATATTACAATAAATTCTGAAGATATATTTGCATTGTCGTTGTCTTACGATGATAGAGCTTATGCGTGGTATAGATTAATGCCACAAAATAGCATGATGGGAAATAGCCAGTTTTCTTCGCTCGCTTTAGTTCCTATAATTTTCTTTGAACAATTTTGCAAAATGTACGGAAATAAACGTTGTATTATTAATGATATTTATTTGTCGGAGAGTTATTTGTATGGCAAAGAAAAGGACAGGGCGAAAGGTTTGACAACTTTATCACAAGCATTGCTGAATGATTTGTTGTATGTTGTGGAAACTTCTGTTTATTTACCGTTTACTCGGAAAGGAACTATTACTATAAATGGCGACCGAAGAATTAAAGTGGGTACATTCGTTCGTTTGGCTCCGACTAACGAACTGTTTTATGTTACCGGAGTAAACAATACTGCCACATTTACAGGCGATGCCGTAGACCGTATTACGACGTTAACCGTGGAAAGAGGTATGGTGATGGATTACATTGCTCGCAGTAAGGATTACTCCTATTTTAAAATTGCAAATTTGGACGGAATGCGAAAGGAAATTACTGAACGCAATGAAGCTAATAACAAGCAACAGGGCGGTTCTAGTGTCACCCCGTCAAAATTTGGTATAAACGAAGACCAATTTAATTTCTTTATGAACCGACAAATGTATAAATAGGATGGTAAAGATAATTCGTAAATCTAAGCAAGGGGTCGCTCCAGTGGGTAGAAATAGAACTACCCAACAGACGACTGGATTTGGGTATGTTATTATCCCCGAAGGAGTGGATAGGAATAAATATGTGGACGGCTGTTTTAGACGAAACCGATTGTCTATTATAGATGATGCAGATGGTAACATCATTCATGATTGTTACGTATCTAAAGAAGTATTGGCAAATGTGGAGTTTCCATTAGAAGTCGGGGAAAAGGGTGTTCCTGTTGTATGGGTGGCGCAGCCTTTTCAAAATATACCGATGATTGTGGGCACTTTATCTTCTTATGATAGTGTAACAATTCGGAGCGATGCAGAGATTAACTATTCAAAAACTTGGGAAAAGGGTGAAGTTACAATTAAAGGAAACGCCCGTGATGGTTCATTAACACTGTTAGTACGGGGTCAAGAATTTAGCCGTATTAAAATAGCTGCATTTGGTAGCGAAGACAGCGTGTGTGAAGTGTTTAGTAATGGCAGTATAGATGTCACAGCCAATAAGGATGTCACAATTAAGGCGTTTCAAAATTTAGTTGGGAGCGTAACAGACAGCGAGACAGGCAATTCTTCGGGTTTTAGCGTCAATAAGGAAAGTTTTACCACCGAGGCGAACTATGGTGAGGGCGATGACAAAAACTTCGTTAAAACGCAAATAACCGAGGAAGGACGAGTGACTGAAATAAAAGCAGGAGAAAGCACCTATAAGCAGACAGTTAATGAAAGTATGGATGAAATCACTTTTCAGGACTGCACAGTTAAGGCTGAAAAGGGCAAATTAACTATTTCCCAAGGGAAAGCAGTTATTGAAATAAGCGGGGGTAAATTGGCTATTACGAATGACGGTACAGGTTTAAATGAACTGTTGACGAAGATTGTTGATGCTATTGCGACACTAACTGTTTCAACCGCAGTCGGTCCGAGTGGAACCCCGTTACCACCTACTATTCAAAAGACAACTGAATTAACCAATTTATTAAAACAATTTTTTAACAAATAACTATGGCACTCAATAAAGCAGGTTTGGCGTCTGATATCTTAGATTTGATGACGCAAATGCGTAAAGAAACAGAAATAGATGATAGCAAATTTGCAAACGCTTTGGCAGATGCTATTGACAAGTTTGTTAAGACAGGTGAAGTTCCCGCAGGTATAGCCGTATCAACTACGGGTAGCGCAACGGCTCAAACAGGGGCTACGACAGCTCCGGGGTCAATTATTTAATTAATTGCTATATTTGTAGAAAATTTTAGGTTATGGCAAATAGTTTTATAATGGATAAGTTGCAGAGTATGACTAGCATGGCACGCTCGATTGGGATAGAGGCGGTAAGTCGTTTGTATCCTAATGATTTTGAAGTGTACATGGTGGCTCTGGAGCTTACTGATAGCCAAGACAATATGATTGATTACTTGGTGTTTCCTGTATTGCCTGACGCAATAACCAAAACAGAGCCGACCCGTACCAATATCAAGAAGTCTTTGGCAGGGGTAACAGTTTTGACAAATCCTAGTTTTACCCCCCAAGAGATAAATATTAAAGGTTCTTTCGGTAGAAATTTTAAAATCTTAAGAGGTAAACAATCGGGCTCTTCTTTGTCTGTAAATGCGGGCAAATATAGTTTGTACAGTGTGATGTCAAAGACAATGGCTTTAAACTTGAATTTTGGTGAATTTGATTTGGGTATAAAGACAGGGTATGGAATACTTAAAATACTGAAAGCTATGTGTGATAAAAGCGTAGGGTTAGACGATAATGGAAAACCGTTGCGTCTCTACTTTTATAATATGGCTTTAGGTGAGAGTTATCTGGTAGCTATCCCTCCGAGTGGTGTGCAGTATAGTCAAGATGTTTCTAAGAATATGATTTGGAACTATAACTTGACGATGATGGCTTTGGCTCCTTTGGAAGCCGTACAGAGCCGAGCAAACCGTTCTTCGGAATTGGTGGATAATTTATTGCCGTCATTGGTTCAAATGGGTGTCAGTGAATTGGCGAGTGGCGTAGAAAAAGCAACTAGAGGGATAAGGAGTGCGGTGTTATGGTAGAAGCGATACAGAAATTTAAACAGTTAACGGGATATAATATTCAGGCTTTCTTTGAAGACTTTGTATTGTTTTGTAATTCGTATTATCCGTTAATCGTAGGTTATTACACGGGCGCAACAAATGTATCGGTTGATGATAGTTTTGGGCGTTTAGAAACCCTTATGAAGCAAGCGCAGGAAATAGAACCTTTGTTCACTTTAAAGGCAAACAGTTTGACGGGAATTGGAGCTTGGGAGCTTTTAGATACGTTTACTGATTGTCAAACAAAACTTTGGACTATTAATAATTCTTCACGTTGGTTACGTTCGGCAATTATTGGCAAGTTTTCTGATAATATTGCTTTGAATAGAGTATTAAAAAGCCGTGAGAATTTTGAAATTGTAGCTACTGAATTGGGCAGTAATGACCCTCAAAATGCGTGGTTTGATATTGCTAAAAACAATTTTGTTGAGGAAGAGGACTACGACGCTAATAATGAGGGTGGTATGTTCAAAATTAATATAAAACAGTCTGGTAATTACGATATTCCAAATATTGTTGATAATTTAAGTTCCGAAAAGATTTTGGGGCGGGATATGGATGTTGACTTTAGGTTTGAGAATAATGATATTGCTACCGTTGATTATGAATTGGCAGTTCGGCAGGCATTTAACACGATATTACATTGCGTCAAGGGAGCGATACCTGAATTTAATGATTATGGAATACCAAACGATATTCCGGGGTCAAGCGTTAATGCAGTTCAATATCCGGTTTTGTTTAAACATATCATGAATATGTTCCAGCGGGATGCTCGTTGGGTACAGGTCAATCTTATTGATGTGTATCGTAAAGAAGATAACATTTTTATGAAAATAAATGCGAAAACGGTTACAAATAACTTTTTAGAAACAAATATTCAGATATGATAACAAAGGTAAACAATACAATTTCCTTCCTTAAGAATTTATGGGTGGAAACATTTTTGAATAAAACGGATAAAGTAACCGATATTACAGATAATTCCGTTTTGAATGGGGTTGCTTATGGTACGGCAAAAGTAGCGCAAAAGGCGTTGAAAGATATTGCTATCGTAGAAGCGCAAATTTTTCCAGAAGAAGCAACAGGGGATTATTTGGACAGGGCGGCTCAATTGTTTGGTGTTACACCCCGTAAAGGTGCACTCGGTTCATTTACTTATATTCGGGTCTATGCAGCTCCTGGAACAGTTTATACCGCAGGCGTGAATACATTTGTGAGCAATGATGGTGTTCGGTTTGCCATAGAAGAGAGCCTGACTGTTGGTGAAACGGGTTATGGATATGTAAAAGTGCGTAGTGAGAGCACAGGTTCTTTTACCAATGTTTCGGCAAACTCTATTGTAACCTTATCGCCTATTCCACAAGGGCATTATGAATGTACGAATGAATATTATGCTTTAGGCGGGCGCGACCAAGAGAGCGACGAAATGTTTCGTAGGCGCATTTTAAATCATCAAAATGTGTACGCCACCGCCACGATGGAGAAATTTACACAAATATTCCAAAATATTGACAGCCGTGTCTTAAAAATTATGTATATCGGTATAATGGAAGACGGCTTTATGCACATTCAAATTGCTACACAGAACGGTCAGGATTTGACCGAAGCTGAATTGAATACATTGCTTGAGGGTGCAGTTCCTTATTTTGGTATCGGGGACTTCATTGTTAATGGAAGCCTTATGGGAATTAAGTTGGAGAATGCAACTTGGTACGAAGTAGGTGGGGAAGACGGTATTGATTTCCGTTGTGAAATTGAGGCAGAGTATGCTAATGACATATCTACCGTGCGCAAGAATATTCAGGTAGGTCTTACTAAGTATTTAGATTTTCGTTATTGGGAAGCCGGAAACAAGGTTGAATGGGATAACTTGCTGGATATTGTAAAACAAGCCGAAGGAGTACGCTACGTGGCTTCTGAATGGTTTAAACCAAATGTGGATGAGCCTGTTGCTGATTATATGTTGCCACGTGTGAAGAAATTTATCATGCGTGATTTGGAAGGTAACGTGATGACAGACGAATTAGGTGAGACACAGTTGTATGACAATTTAGCCCCTGTATTTTACCCCGCTGGACAAAGCTAGTTATTGAATAAAAATTAAACTGTAAATTTACGTGCAAATTAGCAATAAGGGATAATGGAAACAGAAGTTAGAAATTTCAATTTACAGTGGGCATCTGGAGTGGCGACGGCTTTATGGGGCTCGTTCGCTCCTATTCAAGATATGCTGATAGGGGTGTTTATATTTATAGGCGTGGACTTCATTGTGGGGTGCATTGCAAGTTATAAACGAGCGAAGCGTAGAAAGGTGCGATGGTACTTTGAAAGTGCAAAAGCGTGGAATACGATTTATAAATTGGCTTTTTCATTGATAGCCGTTTCGTTGTCCTATTATTTAGATGAAAAGATTTTTGATTTCGTAGATTTAAAGTTGCCGAACATGGTTGCCGGATTTGTTTGTGGTACGGAGTTTTGGAGCTTTTTAGAAAATGCAGGCGACATTAGCGAGCACCCTGTATTTAAAGCTATACGAAAAATAACTAAGCGAAAAATAAATAGGGTGATAGATAACGATGATGAATTTCCTCCAACGAATTGCCCGCCTGAAGAAATTAACCAATAAAGAAAGGAGTATTTATGGAAATCGTTTTAAACAGCATTAAGTTCACCGCTACCGCTACGATGGGTGAATTGTTTGCAAATGGGCTAAAGATTGCTGATACTTTGGAAGATACTTACAGGGTGCTACCACCCGTTTGTCCAAATACTCCTAAGGGAGTGGGCTGTAAGTGCAAAGAAAAGGTATATGGGAAAACTTGCATCCCTGCTGGAAGATACAAGGTGGTTTGGCACTATTCACCGAAATTTAAGAATTATTACCCGATGTTGGAAAACGTGCCGCACTTTATCGGCATTCTTATTCACGCAGGTGGTAATGTAGACCACACAGATGGATGTATTTTGACAGGTGAAGAAATTCCTGGACAGGAAAAACTGAAAAATCAGTTTGAAGTCACTAACAAGGTAAAGAGTATGATAAAAAAGGCTCTTGATGCGAAAGAAGAGGTTTGGATAACGGTAAACCGAAAGTAATATGTGGAAATTTTTATTAAAGAATTGGCAATATGTATTGATAGGGGCGTTGGTGCTTGCACTTTACATTGCTTCTAAAAATGCGATTGCCAATAAGCAAAGGTATAAGAGGGAGAAGAGTAACGTTGAAACCCTCATGTCAGACATCGAGCACGCCCGCACAAAAGCGGGCGAAGATGTTGCTACTATTGGTGAGTTGCAATTAACCGTTGAGGAGTTTAAGAAGTTACGTGCGGAAGATGCAAAGCTAATTAAAGAGCTGAAAATAAAAGCTAGTGAAGTGCGTGAGGTGGTTAAGACGGTTGTAAAAACTCACATAGAATATAAAGATACTTTAGTGCAGGTTGCTCCTAAAAAGTTTGAATGGAAGAAAGACACAGATTGGTGGAGCGTTGACCAAAAGATAGATTTTGCACCTACTCCGCCAGAGGTAGACTTTAATATGGTGAACCGTGATAGTTTGACACACGTATTGTATAAGGTTCCGAAATTTAAGTTTCTTTGGTGGCATATTGGCACAAAGGGATATAAGATAAAGGTGATTAACCATAATCCAAGTTCTGTTATATCTTATAGCGAATGGATAAACGTGAGCAAGGAAAGCAAGAAGCGAAAAAGAGAATAACATGGCTAAGTTAATATATAAAGAATTTGCAGGTGTTGGCAAGGGATTTGAAGTAGCCACTTCAATTCCGCCCGCTGGATTGGTATCGGTTTTACGAGCCGCCCGTCAAGGTGAGCGCAATAAGTTTCGTTATTCTTTGGATAACGGACAAACTTTTACTGATTGGCTGGAGCTTGATGATGCTAATGGAGCGTTATTAGGCAAGCTGACTGATAGGGTGGATTTGGTGATGCACGTAGTAACCGAACCGTTTTATGTCAAGAAGAGATTGGCAAGAATGGCGAATACTGTTGCTAGTCCATTTGATTTGCCTGCAAGTTCCATTTTTTACGATAGGTCTATTTTTAAGACATTTTTTGAAAGCAACGATACACGTGTCCTCGGTTGGGCGTTAAACGTATTAGAGAAATTATTTGAGCCAAATGTAATTCCTCTATATATAAGCCGAAACAACCAAGACGACTACAACGCATTTTTCCTGACTATAACGCATTTCTTTGCGTTTATTGTTATTTATGGTAGGCAATTTCGTGAAATAGAAAATAGCGATATATTGCTGAAAAAGTTTGTAGAGGGGTGGGGCATTGTGTACGAAAACATAGACACCCCCGAGCAGCGGGCGTTCTTATTCCAGAATTGGATTAACCAATTTTATGAAAGGGGCACTCGGGATATAGCTGCCAAAGAGGAGTTGAACCCAGACGGGAGCATAAAAAGGCTAAATGGAGAACTTAGACGTTTGGTAGGATACCAGAAACCGAATGAGTTTATTTTTGCCGTGCTCACCCCGCAAGACATTGGATGGTGTTTGGGTTACTCCTCTCCTACGTGGTATGGAACAGAAACTGTGAACGCAGTGTCAAAAGGGTACGATTTTGGCATGGTGTACAGTGAGCCGGAGAAAGGTGTTGGGGAACTAGCTAATTATCCTACAATCGGCACATTAGAGCGTAAACAGTTGGACGATATAAATGTATTCCAGCTAACAGGTTCTGGAAGGGTTGGTTTAAGTACTGAAGCTGACCCGACAAAGGCATTAGAAGTTTATCCAGGATTAGATTATGAGATTTCAATTTGGGTAAAGGCTCTTAATGCAGGTGCACAAAATTTGGAGTTTGGTGTACATTGTTACGATGGGAATATGCAGTTGATAAATCAGGCTCGTATTACTGATTTGCAAGAAACTAATAGTTTTTACACGGGCGATAGGTATCAATCTCCTTGTAAGGTAGCGGGGCAGTATTATCGCTTAACAGGTATTATCTATAATATATTAGCTCAACGGTCAGAAGATTTTTATTTGAATTTTGAAAATGGGAGACCATTACGTTTCATGGGAGATGTGAAATATATGGCTCCTTATTTAGTGCAGAACAGGGATGGGAATACCGCTGATGTGGTAATTGCAGGGGTAACACTGAAGCCGTTGTATTTGCACGTGGATTACGAGTTAATAGAAAATCGCCAAGAAACTCAAGAGCTTCCATATCCAGCAATGGAATATTCCTTTACAAAGGACGGAAAGTTTACCGTATTACGGTCATCACCTACCTCACAGGGCTATCTTGGACAGCCGAATGCGATTGCAATGTATGCGCAAATTAAGTCAGCCCGTACGAAACAAGATATTGAAGAATTTACAAATAGATATTTAGTAAGTTATAAGAATGTTGTTTCTTATACGTGGTTGGATTGGGTGGTACGCACGTCTTGGTTCTTGACTTTTTATGTAAAGAAAGAATTAGATGGTTCACCGATTGCAGGTGCAATAGTTACTCTTGATAATGGGTTTACTTCCACTACTGATGCTGACGGTTATGTGCGGTTTGAGTTACAGGATGGCAGTGTAGTGAATTGGACAGTTACCGCCAGAGGCGCAACAGCAACGGGTTCAGCTACAATGAATAAAGACCAAGTCGTTAACGTATTGTTGAATGTACCACTTGAAGTAGATGTAACGATAGTTGAGGCAGGTTGGGGAACTGTAAATGTGGAAGGAAGTAAATTGCCAAATACTAAGATAACATTGACAGCCACACCGACAGCAGGTTATGTCTTTATTAAATATGTGATAAATCCAGGAGCTACGGAATTGACAACTCCTATTGCTGATTATTGGCTGACAACGTTTGATATTAACGTTCAGGCGATATTTGAGCGTAGCGGAGAATTATCGTTTGCTCCGGCAGAGGTAACAATTCCGGCAGAGGGTGGCACGGCTACCGTGACGGCAACTTCTACTAAGCATTGGCAGTTTGACACATTACCTGAAGATTGGGCAACTGTTACGCCAAACGAAGGAAACGAAGGAGATACAACAATTACAATAAAAATAGAATAATTATGAGTACAATAAACATCCACAGGGGTACATTCCTAGAAAAGGAAGAATTAAGAAGAATGATAGGGTTTTTAAACGATAACCCTATCAACTCTGCGATGATTGCAGCTTCTATATCTTTTGGGCTTGTAACTCCCGGAGCTGTTCCAGCAAATCCCTTTGCTGTTACAGTTTCCAATACATTGGGAACAATTAACATGACGGGCGGTTATGTTATTGATAGCACGTTAAAGGCATACAAAGTTACCAATCAAACAGATTTAGCCGTGCCGTCAGACGGCTTGTGGTATTGGTTAAAAGTTGGGGCACAGTCTGTAAATTACGAAGAGGGTTATGTACAGGTAGACGCTTCTGGAAACGTGTCAGGTACGGTTAATTTTGATGGTATTGTGCGGGGGCAGAGTTCCGGTGTGCCTACATGTATAAAGTTTGTAAAAGATGACGGTACGACGCCTCTAAACAATCAAGTGTATCAGGTTGTGAATATTGTGAATAGTAATAATATTGTTTTGTCCAGTGGTTATCCA